CCCGGTCGGCGCCTGGAAGCTGCGCTGCGGCATCGCCGCGGCCAACGGCGGTACGTTCTCTGTGATCCGCCCCGATGGCACTCTCGACGGCCTGGCCACGGTCGGCGTGGCCTACAACGGTACCGACGGCATCAACTTCACCATCGCCGATGGCTCCGACGACTTCGCAGTCGGCGACGAGTTCACCGTGACGGTGGCGGATTCTATCCCGTCGGGTGGCGGCGCGTTCTCCGTCACCGATCCCGACGGCCTCCCGGTCGGTACCGGCTCAGTCGGGGGACCCTTCGCGAACCAGATCGCCTTCACGATCGCCGACGGGACCCCGGACTTCGTGGTCGGCGACGGCTTCGATGTCACCGTCGAGATCACCGACGCGACGATCACGGCGAACCCCGTCGTGGCGGCTCTGCCGGAGGTGCTGGGCGCCCTGCGCGCCGTGGCCTTCGTCGATACCCCGGACACCAGCATGAATGCTGCCGTGAACTGGCGGGAGACCGTCAACTCCGACCGCATCATCCCGGTCGGCGTCTCGGTCAAGGTGCTCGAGGGCAGCCAGTATGTGGACCGGCCGGCGGCACCGCGCATTGCCGGGCTCTGCATCGCCGTCGATAACCAGTTCGGCGGCAAGCCGTTCAACCCGATCGCCAACCGCCCGATCTATGGCATCGTCGGCACGAACCGGGTGATACCGTTCTCGATCTCGGATGGCGCCACCGAGGGCCAGCAGATGCTGGCAGCCGACATCGGTATCATCGTCCGCGGCGAGGTCGGGGTCGATGCCGCCATTGCCGATGGTGGCTTCACCTATATCGGGTTCAACAGCTGCGCCGAGGGTGAACTGTGGGCCCAGTTCCACCAGGTCCGTGGCGCCGACTATCTGGCGGTGAAGATCGAGCGCGCCGCCCGGCCGTTCCTCGGCAAGGCCCTGACGGTGCTCACCGCGGAGGCCTGGCTGCTGACGTTGAAGTTCATGCTGCTCGCCCACAAGAACGCCGGCGACATCCTGGGCTACGACATCGTCTTCGATCCCGATCTCAACAGCCCGGAGGAGGTCCGTCTCGGCCACCTGACCGTGACGCCGAAGATCGAGCCAGCTCCGGTGTTCACCCTGGCCCGACACAAGATCCTCCGCTACCGGCCGGCGATCGATGAGCTCATCTCCAGCATCGTGGCCCGGCTCACGGCGTCGGCCTGATCGGCCGTCGCGACGCTCTCCCGTTCTCCAGCCCTCAAGGTAAGAAGCCATGCCCATTCGCAAGCAGCCTCTCTACGTGCTCGTCGGCGTCGATGTCCGCCGCGGCACCAACGACAGCACCTCGCGCGCCAACACCGTCAGCAAGCTCGCCCTGCCGGAGTTGAAGTTCAAGACCACGAACTTCGCTCCCGGTGGCGGCATCGGCGAGCGCAGCATCGTGCTCCCGCAGCTGGAGCCGATCATGCCGAAGTTCGAGCTCAAGGGCTTCGACGACGAGATCATGGCGTCCCTGGGCTTCATGCCGGGGATCAATGACATCTGGACGTTTGCCGGCGCCCTCGTCGACAAGCGCGCCGGCACCACGGTTCCCGCACGCGCCGTCATCAAGGGTGTCATCGCGACCTTCACCCCGGACGAGTCGGAGATCGGCGGTCTCCTCGGCTGCAACTACGAGATCCAGGAAGTCGTCCACTACGAGTTCTCGATCGACGGCAAAGAGCACTGCTACGTCGACCTCGACGAGAGCGAAATCCGCATCGGTGGCGTCTCCCGGAGCGGGGATGTGAACCGCGCGCTCGGCATCGCCTAGCGCATCCCGGCGGTCGCCAGCCGGCGGCCGCTGTCTCTTCTCCGAATGAAACGCAGGCAGGATCATGACGACAGTGAAGCTCAAGACGCCGATCAAGCACGGCGACAAGACGATCGACAGCATCGAGGTCGAAGAGCCATCGGTTGGCGGTGTCGGCGCCTACCAGAAGGCGGAACCGGAGGGTGAGTTCCAGGCGACCATCGCCATGCTCTCGGCCGAAACCGGCATCCCGGTCCCCGCGCTCAGCAAGATGAAGATGTCCGACTTCAAGACCGTCATGGAGTCGCTGACGCCTTTTATCAAGGCGCTGGGCGACGATACTGGCCCTACTGGCGACAGCTCAGCGCAGACGTAGCACACGTCCTTCACACGCCGGTCGTGGCGCTGCTGGAGGTCCCTTGGTCCGAAATGCTGGCCTGGCACGAGGAAGTGATCCGGATCGGTGGCGCGCTACGCCTGCCGATCATGGTCCCGTCTGAAGAGGAAGAGTAATGGCTTCAGTCACCTCGTCCTTGATCGTCAGTCTGATCGACAGGGTCACGGCGCCTGCCAAGGCCGTAGCGTCATCCGTAAAGGGGATTGGGCGTGCCGTCGCCTCGGCGAACACGGGCGGCCTCGACAGGGCCATCGCTGCCAATAGCGCATCGATGTCCGCGCTGCACGGCCGGATGCTGGGTGCGACGGCCGCAGCCTATGGCCTCTACAAGGGCTTGAGCCTGCCGATCAAGGCGGCGGCCGACTTCGAAACGTCGATGGCGAACATCAAGAAGGTCGTCGACTTCGATTCGCCGAAGGCCTTCAAGGAGATGGACGAGGATATTCGGAAGCTGTCGCTGCGACTGCCGATGACGGCGGACCAGATTGCCAGCATCGTCGCCGCCGGCGGGCAATCGGGCGTTGCGAATGAGGACCTCCTGGCATTCGCCGAGATCGCCACGAAGGTTGGCGTGGCTTGGGACATGTCCGCCAACAAGACCGGCGAGGCGTTGGCGAAACTGAAGACGTCGCTCGGCTACACGATCCCGCAGACCGAGCTTCTCGCTGACGCGATCAACTACCTCAGCAACAAGACGGCAGCGTCGGCCCCGGACATCCTCGATATGACCCGCCGAGTGGCGCCGCTCGCCAAGCTGTTTGGCCTCACTGCGGAGCAGGCCAGTGCTTTCGGCGCCGCCATGGTCGGTTCTGGCTTCGAGCCCGAAGTGGCCGCGACGTCGTTTCGCAACATGGGCAAAGCGCTCACCGTGGGATCTTCCGCCACCAAGGCGCAGCAGAAAGCCTTCGCCAGGATCGGCACCTCGTCGACCCAAGTCGCGAAGCTGATGCAGAAGAACGCGGTCGGTACGATCGGCGCGATCTTTAAGAGGATCAATCAGATACCCGTCGAGCAGCGCGCATCGCTGATGTCGGACCTGTTCGGCGACGAAGCGCGCGCCCTGGCTCCGCTGATCACGAACGGCGAGCTACTTGCCGAGACGCTGGCGCTCATCAACGACAAGACCAAGTACGCCGGCTCCTCGTCGAAGGAGTATGCCGAGCAGGCGGACACCACCAACAACAAGATGGTCCTGTTCTCGAACCATATCAGCGAAGTCAGCAAATCGATTGGCGAGGGGCTGACGCCCGGGCTCAATGAGGCAACCGAGGCCCTAAAGCCGTACCTGCTCCGAATGGCGGACTGGGCGAAGAAGAATCCTGGACTCGTCGCCGGCCTGGCGAAGACGGCCATAGCCGCCGTCGGAATGAGCGGGGCTCTGCTGGCGGGCGGCTACGTCATGTTGGGGTTGAAGGGAATCGTCCTGTCGCTCGCGAAGCCGATCCTGGCCGCCACGGTGGCTATGGTCGGACTGACGCGGTCGATGCTGATCGCGCCGATCGTCGCGGGCGTCTCTGGGGCTTTTCGGCTGTTGACGGCGGCGGTCGTTGGCACCGTGGCGTCGTTCCGCACGATGTCCGGCCTGTTCATGCTGATGAGCGGCGGTGCGCTCATGGGCAGTCTTCGCGCTGGCATCATCGGCATTGGCGCTGCGCTTACAGGGCTTCTCAGCCCGATGGCCTTGGTCGCCGGCGCCATGAAGTTGCTCAAGCTCGCCGTGATCAGCACCGGCGTCGGCGCCATCTTGGTCGCAATCGCGATGGCCGGGTTGTTCATCTATGAAAACTGGGCGGGGCTCGGCGAGTTTTTTACGTCCTTCGGACAGGCTTTCACGGCAGCGCTCGGCCCGCTGGCGCCCGCCGTGCAGCCACTGATCGACGGAATCCGGTCGCTGTGGAATACGGTGTCAGGCTTCTTTGGCGAGATCAGCCCGGCGACGTGGGCGCAATGGGGCGCATCGGCTGGCGCGGGTGTTGGGGCCGCTGTCGTGGCGATCCTCGAACTCCCCGGTCGGATATCTGGTCTTGCCGGGCAGCTGTACAATGTCGGCATCGCCGCGATGGAATCGCTGTGGAGCGGGCTCAAGGCGAAGGTCGCGGAGACCAAGGCCTGGGTCGGCGGCATGATTGGCGACGTGGTCAATATGATCCCCGAGCCGATCAGGGTCTTCATGGAGGCTCCACCCAAGACCGGGCCGGCACCATCGAAGCCGAAGCGCGCCGAGCCGCGCCAGGCCAACAATCCCGAAGAGCGGCCGCCGATCGCCATCATCGGCCGCAGCGAGCCTGCTGCGGGAGCGGTGACGCCTTCGGCTTCATCGTCTGTTGATCTTTCGCAGATAGAGGCAATGTCGATTGCCACCGCTCAAGCGGGTTCCGATCTCCAAGAGCTTAACGGCACGGTGACG